TAACAGTTATTGGTCAATCTACATTCATTGGTAACATCAATGCAGAAAGAAGTGACGCTACATTTAAAACTGCTATTTTTAATAATGGCATTAACCAAGTAAATATTTCTAGTATCGGAGTTACCGCTAGTTCTAACATAGCACTTAGCATTGGACAAGACGAAGCGTTTTATGCTGATAGCAACGAAATTGTTATCGGTAATAGAACTAACACTCGCCGTCCTGTTAAGATTAACGGTCCTATTTCGATCGGTGTTAACAATCCGGATCCAGAAGTTGATCTTACTGTAAAAGGTGATATTAGTTTCTCGAACAGAAAGTTTTTTACTGGCTCACAACAACCACTTCAAGGCACATTTAGTAAAGGCGATATTTGTTGGAATGATAATCCACAAGGCGACAACTATGTAGGTTGGGTGTGCGTAGTAGACGGAACTCCTGGAACTTGGTTGCCTTTTGGAGCAATCGTTCAGAAATGAATCGCAGAATAGAACAAATACTAGATAGCCACTTAGAAGACTTAGAAAAAATAAACAACAGACGCAGGTCCTGGCTTTATGCCAGTTCAATTGTTGTCATCGGTATCATTTTTATTATCTTCTCCTGGGATTGGCTAGACCATTTTCACCAGTCTAGCGTATGGTGGGTTATCGTTTCCCTAATGCTTGTAATTTCAATCAATTGGTGGTATTGGACAATGCGAGTTGTTAGACTACTACTAGATCACCAACACGCACAGCATATGCTTTTGCGATGCATAATAGAAGATGTTGTCCAATCAAGGGAAGATATTAAACATTTGGTAACCAACAATGTTGACTCTGACAACTAAATCTGTATAATTAATACTTTATACAGTGGTCTTAGACGCTCATCCCACTTTAAACATTCTGCGTGTCATCTTAATTAGGATAAAAAGATGACTTGGATTATCGATAAAACTTTTGAATTTTGTTACGGTCACAGAGTTCACACACAAACATTAAACGGCGAATATGCCGCTGACCTAAAATGTGCCTGCCGTCACTTACACGGACACGAAGGTAAGATGCAAGTTCACTTAACAGGTGATACACTAGACAACACTGGCATGGTTACCGACTTTAGACACTTAGAATGGCTAAAGAAATGGATCAATGAATACATTGATCACCAATTTATTATTGACAAAAATGACCCACTATACAATAAAATCATTGGCGAAAGAGGCTTGGTGCCTGTTTTGGTCCCCGGTACTGAACATGTGGCAGGCTGGCACTTGGATCTTGCAGGGTTGCAAGCCAACACACCTGAATATGAATATTACGAAGGGTTTATGGTGGTTGACTTTGTTCCCACTAGCGAGCATTTGTCTAGCTGGATGGCTGAACTAGTAGAAGCCAAAATGACTAAACTTGGAGTTCGAGTTCATAGCATTGAATGGTGGGAAACTCCTAAGTCAAGATCAGTGTTTTACAGAGACGGGCAATGACAGAAAAAGATATGTTAGAAAGGGTTGCACTTGCTTACAAAGTGTACCCTTATCCAAGTAAGGATATAGAAGCTTTTGTGTCTTGGCTATACCAGCAGTACGGTATTGTCCAAAATGATAAAAAGTAAAGTTTGGCGGCTTTGGGCTAAAGCTCTAGGCGAAAAATCAGGAAAAACTGATCAAGAATCCGACCTAATCGCTTGCATTCGTACGATAATTGTGTTAACATACATCATAACTAACATTTTCATCGTAGCAGGCGTTATAAGGCATTGGTAATGGGCAAAATTGGATTCGCATGTAAATGGATTGACTTCCCTCATCAAACAGATGGCATTAAAGCTACTGATGATGCTAAACAGTACAACACTGGTACAACCACGATTAGTTGGTTAAATAGACAGAGCAGAGATGTAGCAGAGCAAAAACTTTGGGACTTGTGTGTCCAAAATATTGAAGCTACACGCAAACTTGTCGAAAAGGTTGGTACGTTAGATGATGAGCTCCGTATGGTACGTATTAGCAGTGATATCCTACCTGCTTATACCCACGATGATTGGTCTTCTTTTTATAAGCGAGTGGATGTGCTTGCACTACTTGAACGTGGATTTCAAGCAGTCGGTACTCTGGCTAAAGATAAACAAGTACGCCTTTCTATGCATCCTGGCCAGTTCACTGTACTTGCTAGCGAGAATCCTGGTATTGTTGATAATTCTATAGAGGAATTTGAATATCATGCAGATATGGCTAGATGGATGGGATACGGCAAAGAATTTCAGGATTTTAAGATCAATGTCCACATCTCGGGTAAGAGGGGGCCGTTGGGTATTAGAGAAGCATACAAACGTCTATCACCTGAAGCTCGTAACTGCATCACAATTGAAAACGAAGAAAACTCATGGGGGTTAGATGATTGTCTCAGTCTTAGCGATTTGCTACCTATCGTACTTGACGTGCATCACCATTGGGTGCGCGAAGGAGAGTATCTCGATCCTAGCGATGCCCGTGTTGCACGGGTTCTTGACAGCTGGCGCAATGTTCGTCCTACTATGCATTACTCCGTGTCAAGAGAAGATGTCTTGGTTGGGCACGACAGCAACATTCTGCCCAGCATGGCTACACTGATTGAATCAGGACACAAAAAGCAAAAGTTACGAGCACACTCGGACTTTTATTGGAATAAGGAAGTTAATAATTGGGCAATAAGTTTCGCAAACCAGTTCGACATAATGTGCGAAAGCAAGGGCAAGAATTTAGCAAGTATGGAACTGTACAAACAAATGAAAGGAACAGTATGATGACTAGAGAAAAACTCATCCATCACGTCGAGCATTTAAAAGAAAAGCATGACGCACTAGACAAGAAGATTAAGGAATTATACGAGCATCATACAGACGATTTAGCTGTAGAAAAGTTAAAGAAAGAAAAGCTCAAACTTAAAGACGAAATTGAGCAAACAAATCGCAAAATAGATAAGATTCAATAAAAAAGGGCCCTTAATGGGCCCTTTCAGTTTGTTACGCTATACGATTACAAACTGGAGGTTTATGCCTTTGGCACTTTAGGTGCTTTTGGCTTGCGAGGCTTACTACTGCCTTGCTTTTTAGGTGCCCCGGGCTTCTTGTTACCAGCTTGCTTTTTAGGCACAGCGGGTTTTGAAGCTACGGAAGTCACCTCCTTTCTAGGCTCAGCTGCAACTGGTGCAGACTCCTGAGCAGGCGCTTCGACCTTATATGGAACTTCAGCTGTTGTTTCAACAGGTTTAGATCCAAACAATTTTTTTAAAAAACTGAACATTTAATGTTCCTCCTTGTGGTTTATTTATAACTGGCCAATCGACTTCATACTACTTGCTGGCATGTCCCAGATCCTTCTTGCTTCTACTCCTTTTTCTTGAGCAAAGCGTTTAGCATCGCAACTTCCGCATACGTGGTAATAGTTATTGTTCAAACGCTTAGGATCCATGTTTCCTTTATCGCGTTTAAAGATGCCGTGACAACTATCACACTGAAAAATTAATACAGTTCTTTTTCTAGTGTAAGCGTGTACAGTACCATACTTACTTGTTCTATAATGGCAATATTGCGCTTGTTCTTGACCTAAGTACATAAACGTATTTACATTAAGATTATAAAATTGCCTGCTAAATATTACTATGATAACCATCTCCAATTCAGCAAAAACTAAAATCATAGACATACTTGCAGAAGAAAATAATCCAAAAACCGCATTACGCACCTTTATTCAAGGCGGCGGTTGTGCAGGATTTAACTACGGTTTTACGCTAGATGAAGAAATAAATGAAGACGATTTTGTAATTGACCTTGAACAAAACTTTAAGGTGTTGGTTGACAGCATGAGTATGCAGTATTTGCAAGGTGCTGAAATAGATTACAAAGAAGAATTGATGGGCAGTCAATTTACAATTAACAATCCTAACGCAACTACAACTTGCGGTTGCGGATCAAGTTTCGGGGTATAATAAATGGCAAAACAAATAATCGATATTGGTATTCAAGGTAATGACGGAACTGGTGACAGTATCCGTGAATCGTTCCGTAAAGTTAATGATAACTTTAACGAACTCTATGCCGTTTTTGGTGTTGATGGTTCTATTAAATTAGAAAACTTAGGAGACGGTGTTTCTTATAGTGCTAACCAGCTTATTATGGGTAACACTACTGGATCATCGCTTTCTTCTAGAGATTTAGTTGCAGGTGCAGGTATTCTTGTTGATGTTACTAATCCGTCATCTGTAACAATTAGTTCAACTGTTGCAGGTTTAATCGGTGACCCATCTCCAACATTAAGTGCTCCGTTAAACGTTAACGGATTAGCATTAGGGCGTGTTCCAGACCCTAGTGAGGACTTAGTTACTGCATTTAACTTAGCATACGCATCTCGCAATATATCAA